TATCTGTCGTGTTCAGCCACTCGAAGCTCCGCTCAAATAGAGGAACCCTACCCTCGTATCCCTATAGGGCGGCTACCGCCGCCGCCCCGAAGCCCAGATTCCACGTCGATGTACCGGAACTCGTCCCGAGGAACTCTTCGGGGCTTTGACCGATCCCGACGAGGAACTGGTGGATGACGAGGACCCCGACCGAGAAGGCGACGCTGCCGCCTTCGTGGCCGCTGTCTGCGCTGCTCGGACAGACCTCCTACACCCGCACATGACCTCACAGACTCCTCTTGCCTGCCCAACGCCAGGTATAGGGGGGCTATTGGCGAGGGGGGTTCAGGACAGCGTCGTCGGGGTAGGATGAGGCCAGCCAGGAGGAGCCCATGGCCAGGAACGCGAGCAAGAGAGTCTGTCTCGTCGAGGACTGGGACTACGAGGAACTCACGACCTAGGCCGTCAAGCTCTTCGAGATGGCCCCCTACCTCAATGTCCACATGATCGGGTCGTTGATCGTCTTCGCGTCCGCCCTCGAAGTCTGCAACGAGGACACCGTCCCGAAGGGCATCTACCCGATCTCCGGAGCCATCCTCATCGACCTGATGGAGGAACACGACATCCCCCAGTGGAAGCTGGCCCTCGCCCTGGGTGTCGATCGGAACGTCATCTACAGACGGGTCAAGGCCGAACGGGAGACTCGAGGCGTTCGCTGACAGAGCTAACACCTCTGTCGAAGCAGCCTCAGGACTCTTTGGGGATCTTCGCAGTAGGGCTCGCCAGATCCTCTACGTGCATGGCCGTGTTCTCGAGGAACCGAAGCGTGCGTTCGCCCACCCCGTGGGTGTCGATCTCGTCGATCAACTCCCTGACAAACGCCTCGGGGTCGAGATTCTTGATCCGACCCACGAGAAGGGCCGTCCGGGCATCGTTGGAGAGGAAGGGTCTCGTCAGATTGAGGAAGTCGTCATCCGTCACAGAGTCCTCCTGCCGAGGACTCTACCGACCAAACTAGAAGGTCAAGCGCCAGGTTACCGTAAGGATCGCCGTGCTGGGCTTCGAGATGACCGGGAAGGTCAGGTAGTTGACGATCACGTCGTACAAGGAGACGTCGACGGTCGTGTCGTAGGTGGGAAAGGCGTTGGGGTTCGGGTTCGTCACCAGCGGGTTCGAAGAAATCGTCGACATCAGGGACATCTCATTCAGCGGCCCGACCGCCTCGGCCTCCGAGAAGGTCGTGGTGAAGTCGACGATCTTCGTCGGGATGGCGACGGCGTTCCCAGAGGCGTCCCTGAACGTGGTCGAGGCGAACGCCTTGCGGGCGATCTCCGCGTTGAGCTTCCGCTGCCGGGGGTCCGGTGCGTCCGGGGAGAGGATCGCCCCCGTAGCGCCCGTACCGACGGCCAGCATGTTGAGGCTGTTCGCGGGTTCGTCCTTGTCCTTGAAGTACCGTGCGGCTTGGATCGACGCATCGTAGACGATCAGGTTCCGGCGCTCCCACTCGTAGAGGAGCTTCCCGCTCGAGGCATCGTGCATCTTGATGGACACGTCCCCTCGGACCTTGTGGGTCGGGTAATCGTCCCCGAACAGGATGCCGCAGGCGATCTTGAAGGCGTCGCGTGCCCTCGACATACGTTCCTTGAGTACTCTCATCGATCCTCCAAGTGGCACCTTACCCCTCGGCTCGGATAGGACGGCTACCGCATCCCATGGCTAGTTCGCCGCCTCGATCTGGAAGTCCGTTGTCGTCGGCCCCGGCACCACCGCGCCACCGTTCCAGGTGAACTCGTCACCCGTCAACGGAGCCCCACCGCCCCACAGCGACTGCTGGAGGGAGTCGAGACCACCCCAGGGACCCCAACGATCCGCCGCCGCCGGACCCGCGTAGTCCACGAGCCGAGCAGCACAAGCCCCGTGGTTCTGAAGGCCCGGTGTCCCATCGGGATTCGGGTCCGTCGTGGGGTCGGGCGACGACGGGGGCACGTTGTCGTCCCAGACGCTCGGAACATCCCAGACGTCCTCGTAGGGGGTCGCCACGACCAGGGCGAACAAGACCTCCTGGTTGAGGCCCATCCCCTGCTGTGCCGCCGGGCTGTCGTAGTTCCCCTGCTGACCCTCACCGGGATAGTTCGGATACCAGACCGAGGTTCCGGGCCCCCACGTCCCGTCCGTGTTCAGGTTGCCCCCGCTCCAGTGCATGATGCCGGGGTTCAACTGATCGAACTGTGCCTGCGTGCCTCCGATGACCGGCGACCCGTTGCCCCACGGTCCTGCGGGCCCTCCCGGAACCGAGAAGACATCCCAGTAGGCTCCCATCGTCCCATCGAGTTCGAGCCCGATGAGGCCGTTCTCCGGAGCCGGGCCGTCGCAGGCGATGGAGAGCATCCCCCGCTCGCCGCCGTTGTCCACCTCGCAGAACTTGAGGCAGTCGTACTCGGCCCCCTCGGGGTCGGACCACTCGACCGTCCTGTACGGGTCGTTGAGGATGAAGTCCGGGTCCCCGAGCACATCCGAGGGGTCGTTGAGCTTCGAGCCGAACACGACCTGACTCGTCGCCGTGGCCGTCTGGCTCATCGGGTACGGGGGCGTGTCCTCGTTGAGCTTGGTGACGGACGCCTCGAACGGCTGACTGCAGACGTAGGTCTCGGTGACCGGCTTGGCCGGAGCGAACGTGACGGTGACCGGGTACTGCTCCGACGGGAGCGCACTCGAGAACGTGATGATCTGCGTGTCCTCGTCGAAGGTCCACGTCGTCGAGGGGACGACGGAGCCGTCGACGACCACGTTGAAGATCCGGTCCGCGTTCATGTGGGCCGACCGGATGGACACCGTCGTCGAGGTCAGGGAGGTGACCGTGACCACCTCGGGGGTGATGTCGACGTTGAACTCGCCCGAGTGGATGACGTTGTAGCGGTTGAGGACCATCCCCTGAGGCTGGATGTAGTCCTCGGTCGGCGTGTTGTAGAGCCGGTACCGAACCTGCTTCCACCGCTGCTGCGTGATCGAACGCGAGTCGAGGGACCCGAACATCACCGAGGACTTCATGTCCTGGGCCAGAGGAATCCTCGGGTACTCGACGTTGATCCATGCCGCCGTCGGATCCGTGATCTGGGTGGCGAAGTCCCCCGTGAACCACGGCGGAGGCGGAAGGTCCGGACGGTAGATCGAGACACCCCACGTCTGGTCGAGGTGGACCCTGACCCGGAGAAGACTCGTCCAGTCCCACTCCTCGATGACCGCCGACACCGTGCTGTTCGGCTCGTCCGTGCCATCCGTCCTCGGCAGCTTGTACGAGTTGATGTCGTCGACACCCGTGCCCGGAAGGCCCGTGTAGACACCCAGCGTCCGCTTGACCGACGAGACCGGCAACGTCGTGACGTTGAAGGAGTCCCAGACGGACACCGAGGCCCCGTCAGTCTCCATCACCCCCATCCTGACGAAGCGATCGTTGAGCGAGGAAGCGAACGCCGTCAGGAGCACCGACCCCTGGACCACATCATCCACGACCAGGACTGCCGTCCCCACCGTGGGATCTGCGAGCACTCGGTAGGTGTGGAACTCCCCGTCCGTCCAATCGAAGGCGAAGGAGCCGTGCTCGGTCCCCGTCCCGTCCGTCAGGACCACCCTAGCCGGGCCGTCCTTCAACGTCGCCCGTAGATGGTAGGTCAGGGCCCCAGAGCCGACGTTCGCGCCCCACATGGGGCCAACCTCGCCCCCAGCACCCGCCGTGTAGGAGGTGACCGCAAGACGAGCTTCGAAGATCCGGCCCCCGGAGTCATCGTCCCCGAGGGTCAGGGCCGATCTCCACCAGCCCTCTTCCCCGTTGGCCTTGGTGATGGTGACCCACTGGTTCTGAGCCGAAGCCGTGGGCATCCCAGACGAGGTGGAGGCCACCCATCCCTGTTCGGCTGGGGTCATGAGACCCGAGAGGGAGATCGATGCCATGGACGCCAGACGTCGGTAGTCCCCGGTGACGAATCCTTCCCTGTAGAGGATGTTGGTCAGTCGGACTTCACGGAGGTCGTCCGCGACTCGGACGGTGGCATCCCCGGCTCCGAGGATGCCGCTGTCGATCTGGAACTCGGCGTCGCAGTCGCAGAAGACCCGGCGGTTGAAGACCGGCTCGAAGCGCCCGTACCCGTAGGTGAGATCGATGTTGCTGGAACCCGAGGTGCTCTTGAGCAGGAGCGTGTCGCCCGACGAGTCGATCAGCGAATAGCCGAAGCCGCCCCACTTCCACCACTCGTGGTTTGAGTCCTCCTCCGGCGGGTCCGACATCTCTGCTGCGACCACCAGACCTCGGAGGGACTCGATGACGGCGTCGGGGGTGCTCGAGTACCTGTCGAAGGACCAGATGGTCGAGTTCGTGGCGATGCGGCTGACGGAACCCCACAGGAACCGACTCTCCTCACCCTCCTGGATGAAGAGCGACGTGCCCGCCGGGATGGACGCGAGTTCCGTCCCCTCGAGGACCACCGCCTCGCCGGACAGGGAGCCCCCAATGTAGACCGTGGCGCTCCTGTCCGCGTCGTCCTCTGCGACGCGGGCCTCCACCCGGAACGTGGTGAGTTCCTCGTCCCATGGGGTCTCGAAGTAGACGATCGCGGTGTCGTTGCCGTACAGGTCGGGGTCAGCCGGGAACTCCTCCTCGATCGTGACGGTGACGGTGCCCTGGTAGATGTCGATGCCACAGGTGGCGATCGTGTAGACGCCCGTCTGGGACCCATCGAGGATCTGGAACTGCGAACCCGTGTCGATGTTCTGAGGGAAGTCATCGACGTCGAACGTGATGGTGTTCTCGTCGACGATCGTGCCCGTGGCGGAGGGTCCGATCCTCCAGGAGTCCTGAAGGTGCGGGGTCTCCTCGTTGAGGAGCATGCCGATGTGTCGGAGCCCGTTGACCTCGAGGAGGCCGACCAAGTAGAGCCGGTAGTTGTCGTGGAAACCGAACCCGACGCCCGTGAAGACGCCGTCTGCCACCCATTCCTCTACCTGAAGGCGAGCCCCAAGTCGGATGGTGCTGTCACAGTCGAGACTCTCCACCCTGTAGTAGAGAGCCGCCTCACCCGTCGCGTAGCTCCCCGCCGACGCATCGATGACCCGATACGTCCCATCCCCAACAACTCCGCCGGAATCAGTTCCGTTCAGGGACCATGGATCTTCCGCCAACTGGGGTGTCGTAGTCCCGTCAAAGGTCGTTGCGAACTCCACACAGTCAGTCTCGAGGTACGGACGCGAAACTCTGTGGGGGTCCATGTTGAGGAGAAGCGTCGTGGGCGAGTTCAACAGGGCGGAGTAGTCGCGCTCGAACCCGATGTACCGATGGCCGATCTCGATGGGCTGTGGTCTCGTGGGGGGCATGAGGCCCACAGCCATCGGGAAGCGGGATGGGTCGACGACCCCTTCGTGTCCCGGAGGGGAAGGGGACACCGCCCCTGCGGTGTGTCCTCGCGGCTGGTCCCACTTGTTCAGGACGAGTCCCGGTGTGTTGAGTGCCACCAGGGGCATCACCGGGGCCGGGAACCACTTGTAGTCGACCTCGACTGACACCGTCCCTGGCGTCGTCAGCGGGATGGGGACCTCGGGGAAGATGGTCCCCGTGTAGGGGTTGACCCCCTTGACCGCGACGGGGGTCCCGTTGATGCGGACCTCGACGTCCTGCTTGGTCGCCGGGGTGGCGTCTCCCCACCCCTTCGTCAGCGGGCCTCGCTTCGTGAGGATGCGGTCGTTCGCACCTGCCGGGGAGCCCGTGAACGGTGCCGAGATCTGGTGGAGGAAGTTCCAGGCCGTCGTGAAGATCGTCTGGCTCGAGGTGATCTTCACCTCGGTGATCTTGAACTGCGTGACCGTGTACGTCGCCGCCAGGAGGAAGGACGCTCCTGGAGAGATGGTGATGGGACCCCCGAATGTCGCAGTCAGAGCCGAGACGAGGGGGGTGCCATTCACGAGGACCGCGTAGGAGTCCGCCTTCTGGTTGCGGAGGACGCTGATCGTCATCGGGGCCGATGACCAAGCAGCAGGCACCTGAGCCGAGAAGGCCCCCGAGGTCACATCCAGGACGTCCGTCCCGCCAACACGGTTGAGCGTGACGTTGATCTGGACCGCCCCATCCGAGAAGGAGAGGGTTCCCAGAGCCGTGTTGTACAGGGGTGGGGAGTAGATCGCCGCCGAGGCATCGAAGGTGAAGTCGACCCGGTGGGAACTCGCCGGAAGAACCCTGCCGGACGTGTCCTCGAAGAACCACCCGTAGATGTTGGGGTTCGACTTCGTCAGCAGGAGTCCCGTACCTGCAGAGGCCGTCGAGGACCCTGTACCGAACTCCACGCCGTTGAAGTTCGGGTCCGCCGACGGGAGGACATCCCCCACGTAGTCGAACGCCAGGGAGGGCCCCACGACAGCGTCGTAGGAGGCCGAGGTCATGTTCTCGACGTCGGCCTGCACCTTGGAGGCGTCACCCCCGAAGGGATGCTGGTAGTTCGAGACGACGATCGGGATCGGGTACGTCGTCGTGTACGAGTAGTTGGAGGCGTCGGTGATACCCGGCGAGAACTCCGCCTCCGTCAGCATGTCCTGGGTAGCACCCGCCGAGGTCTTGTACTGGAACTCGATGGTGTCAGCGGAGGTCGGGGTGATCTCCACCTGTGCGGTGTCCCCGAGGGCCAGGAACTGTGCGGAACTGGCTGGAGCCGGGAGGATCGGGTTCCCTGCCAGGTCTTCGATGCCACTCGCCGTGACGATGTAGTCCCCACCGAGGGTTGACCCCGTGTGGGTGATGATGACCGAGGTGTAGCCGCCGAAGGTGCCCGGAGTGCCCGGAGTCACACTCACCGTTGTGAGGGGGGCTCCGATCGTCGTGGCAAAGGTGTAGTTGGCCGGGTCCGTGAAGGCGGCGTTGTTCCGCATCTCCTCCGAGAAGAAGAGTTCAACTCGGAAACCGTCGAGGCTCAGAGCCGAGGAAACCCGAGGAGGAGTGGTGTCGATGGACCCGTAGGGGTTGTAGCCGTACTGCTGACCACCGTAACCACCGGTTACGGGGTAGGGCTCCCGAGGCGCAGAGCCGCTTCCGTAGCGACCATGGCCGTAGCCCAGTCCGCCGTACCCGATGGTGGGTGGCGTTGTGGGCGGGAACACGCCGTAGGGCGGTGAGGGCATCAGGTTCTCCTACAGGTGCGGGCCGATAAAACCACTACCCATCTAGTCTCCGACCTCACTGGTCATGATGCGGGCGTGCCAGACGATGGTCTCTCCCGCGAGGCCCGTCACCGAGATCGTGAGGGAGCCGTTCCCGACGTTCGCCGTGATGCTGATCCCACCCCATGCCGCTGCACCCGCGTCAGCATCAATGGGGGTCTGGTACGCTCCCGCTCCCGCCCCCGCGAAGTTGAGCACACCCGCTGGACCGAAGGTCACGGAGGCGACACCGACGCCACGTTTGATGAAGCCTTCGGCGTACCAGTAGGCCGTGTCTCCGGGCCCGGCCCCCGCCCGACTCCTCCCGGTGAGCATGATGCGGAAGGCGTAGGCGTGGTTGTCCCGCAGGACGAGGAACGGGAGCATGTTCGTGGGGAAATTGTTCGATGTCTCCGCCCGACAGGAGAAGTTGCTCCACTGGCTCGTGCCACGAGGGGAAGCCCCCGTCGAAGCGGAATCGACGGCACGGACGAACTGACCCTCGATGTCCGCCAGCGAAGAGTTTCCACCAGCGTGAGCGTTGAGTGCGTTCGCGTAGGCGTTGTAGCCCTCGGCGTGAGAGTTCTCCCCTGCGGCGATGGTGTTCCTGTTCTGAGCGTGCGAACGAAGCCCCGTGGCCTGCGTGAGTAGCCCCTCAGAGTGTGCCTGATAGGCAGAGGCTGTCGTGTTGGCCCCCTCCGCGTGGGCGTTGAGGGAAATCGCCTGACAACCTGCACCCTCGGCATGAGCCGCCCCGCCATTCGCGTAGGAGCTACCCTCGGCGTGGTCTGCCGTTCCAGAGGCTGTGGAAAACGAACCCTCTGCGTGGGAAAGGTCCCCCACCGCAAAGGTGTTCTCACCCTCGGCGTGAGAGGCGTCCCCGTAGGCGAACGTGCCGTAGGAGCTGGTGCCCCCCTCGGTGTGCGCCGCTTCTCCATGTGCTTGTGTCTGTCTCCCCTCCGCATGGGAGTACGCTCCGATGGCCTGTGTCTGTCGTCCCTCCGAGTGCTGCCCGTAGTCGTTGACCCCGTAAACACCGGCGGAGGTGAAGTAGCCCTCGGCGTGCGACGCCTTGCTGTTGGCGTAGCAACTCTGACCCTCGACATGGGAGTAGTAGCCGTAGGCGGTGGAGTTGAGACCCTCCGCATGGGAGGCGAACCCCTGGGCGGTCGTGCCGAAGCACTCTGCGTGCGAATGCGGACCACTCGCCGTCGTGTTGCGACCCTCGGCGTGGGCGTTGATCTGACTTGCAGTGCATCCCTCACCACAGGCCGAGGACCTCAGACCACTCGCGGTGTTGTTGATGCCTCGGACCATCGAGTTGTTGCCCGAGGCCACCTGGGTCGCCACGGTGCGAGACTGCTGGAGGTCGAGGGCGTCCGTTCCGCGTGCGTTGCCCGCACCGTCGGACTGGATGGCGATGCCCGTCGTCTGATTGCCGACCCCAAGCGTGGCTGCGAGGCTCGCAGCACCGCCGCCACCGGGGATGCTGACGTTGACCGTGCCCGGAGCCCCCGCCGAGGCCGTGACCCCCGCACCCGTGAAGTTCAGGGTGGTCGTGTTGGCGTCAACCAGGATGCCCTCATCGTTGACGGTGATCGAGCCGGGGCCACCGGCAACCTCATCAATCGCGTCCTGGACGTTGGTGGCAACAAGGCCCGAGACGGCGTTGCTGTAGTCCACCCTCGCGGCGGTGTCGTAGTAGAGGATGATCGGAGGGAATGCCCCCGCCCAAAGCGGCTGTGTGAGGTTGAGCACTGACGAGGCGTTGGACCATGCCAGGTCAAAGGTCGAGAGCGCGTCACTCTGGAGCGTGTCAGCCGCGAGCTGGCTGTTGCCCTGGAAGGTGATCCGGAACCGCGTGTTGTTCACGACATTGATACCGGGGACACCGGGTCCTTGACCCGTCAGCAACGAGTCCCGGCACCTCAGGTACACGGTTTGGAGGGTGCGGTCGACCCTCATGACAGGAGGCCCGGCTGGTTTGCCAGGGCTGAGAGCCGTATTGAGCAGGATCATCGGACTGAAGTCCACCAGGACCGCCTCAGTGACCCCCGTTGCGGGGCCATTGATGTCGAGATTGGCGATCATGTGGCAGTTCGTGATCTGGGCCCCATCCACGAAGAACAGGGGCGTCCGCGTCTGAGTCCCTACCCCTTCCGTCGGGGGTGCGTCGAGGCGACCATCCGTGAGGACGGTGTCCGTCAAGTCCCACACCCCCACAGGAACCGTCGGGGGTCCCAAGGACGGGTCGATGACGATCTCCTTGCGCCCCGCTGCCGCCCCCACCGCAGCCATCATCGTGGCCCAGTTGGTGTAGACGTTGTCGGTCGCCACCCCGCCAGGACGGAACACGAACTTCTCAGGGGCCGGGTTCACGAACCCACCACCACCTCCCACCTGGAGGTCGTGAACCACTCCGACGTCATCCTTGTAGCCCGCGTGTCCCGCCGGGATGCTCGCACCGTCGCTGACAAACAACGTCTGGTTCGGCAGAGCCGCGTCGGGGGTCTGCACCATGTTGAGGCCGGTCGGATCGATCAGACCCGGCACGGTGAGTTTCCCTGTCACCGCGTTGTAGACGAGCGGTGCGGGACCCCCAAGACCGATGGTCAGTTCGAAGCCTCCCGTGGCCGTCAGAGGAACGACGTTGGAAACACCTCCCTGTACCATGGGCTGGCCATCGAACTGCCCCAGAGCCGTGTCCAGGGCTCCGCCCTGGTCATCGTTGAGGAAGTAGATCTCCGCTCCAGGACCCAGGCTGTTCGTGGTCAGGGTGATGGGGTCCCCCGCTGCCGTCACGACCCCCGTGGAGTTGAACTTCCCCTGAACCGCCGCGAGGTTGTCCGCCGCTGCGATGGACACCTCAATGGCACCCGTGTCCGTTCCGAACCGGATGATGCCCGTGACCCCACCGACGAACACCCCCGCTGCCGTCACAGAAGCCCCGGTCGCCCCGGCGAGCGAAGCGACGAAAACGGAGCCCTCGGTGCCTGGTACCGTTCCCGGAAGGAGCACCACATCTCCGGGAGTCACCCCCGCGTCGGTAGAGGAGCCCCCCTGGAGGACTACGGGAGCGGCATTTGGCGTGGTTCCGCTCTGGATGCCATCGCCACCTCGAACGATGACACGACCCACATCTCCGCCACCGTCCGTCGATTGCGTACCAATCCGGAGGTTGTAGTTCCTGAAGAGGGGGGTCCCTGTTGAGCGGGCCAGCACGAAAGAGGTGCCCCCGAAGGGGGCGTTCCCCGGCCAGACCGCCTGACCCATCTCGATGAAGGGTCCGTTGCCGTAGGGGTTGGGGTCCAGGAGGATCTCGGACTTGTCGATGGAGCCGACCTCGACTCCGCCGACCACCTGGATGCGCCCGTTGGGGTTGTCGACGTCGGGAGGGTCGGAGGGGACAGCTCCATCCACTACCTGTACAGCACCGGCGTCCGCGATGATGGTGCGTCCGACGCCCCCTCCGACCCCGCCGTCGTAGGCGTCGTCCAGCGTCTGGACGGCGACTGCAAGTGCGTGGACCTCATCGATGGCGTCCTGGACGTTCTCGGCAGAGATGCCCGTGCTCGTGTTGTCGTAGAAGAGGCTCGTGGACTTGGTCGTCGCCTCGTTCGTCGCGGGCGTTCCCGTCGGGAAGTTGAAGTCCGTGTACTCGCAGGACCCGACGTAGAGGTTCGTCGTTCCTACGATGCCGTTCGTGTCGAAGTAGATCTCCCCACCGATGTACGTCCATCGGAGAGTCGCGGACACGTTGCCCGCGTATCCCGTCCCCGCCGGGTTGACCAAGAAGGCATCCCCGCTGGCGACCGCCGAGACCCGGCAGTACTCGAGCGTGAGACCTGAGGACAGCGACGAGATGCCATAGGCTCCTGCCGCCCCAACCGCCGTCACCTGACAGTCGGTGAGTGTCGCCCGAGATCCCCCCGCGAAGTCACAACCGGAGGGTCCGAAAAATTGGGTCCGGTAGAAGTTGGTGATCCCCGCCGACTGAGTGAAAGCGTAACGATCCGTCAGACCCCCACCGATCGCTCCCTGGAGATAGGAGTCGTAAACCTGAGCCGTGCCTGCCTGCATGGCGAGCGCCGGTCCCTCGGTCCCCACTGCTGACAAATGATGGAGGAAGCACTTGTCGATCCAGATCTCACCAGAACCGGACTTGGTGAGTACCGTGCTGGTCGGGTCGGAAGACGTCAAGGAAAGGCCCCGGAGGATGACCGTCTCACCCCCGGCGGCGAGCAACGTTGTGTGTCCCGTCGTTCCCGAGATGCGGACCACGTTCTGGTCGGGGACAGATCCAGGCCACGCGATCACGTGAGCGAAGGGCTTGAAAACGACGTCTTCGACGTACTCGCCGGGCCGGACAGCGACGACCCACGGCGTACTGAACGAGGCACCCTGAGCCACGGCGTAGTCGATGCCTGCCTGGATGGTGTCGAATTCCCCATAGGCCGGGTCCGAGTCGACGTAGGTGATGCGTCCGGACGCGAGCGCCCCCTTGGTGAGACCGAGCAGCGTCAGGAGGTTGAAGTTCTGGGCGTCGGCCCATCCGTCGGGGGTGTTGTCCACCGGGATCGGCCAGGGAGTCGAACCGTCGTTGTTCTCACCCGCCGCGACGAGCTTGAGGGAGCCTAGTTCGGTCAGGTAGCGGAGACGGACGTACTGGGTGCTCTCCGTGGCGAGGCCGTAGTCCACCGTCAGACGGACGAGGTACGGGCCCTCCTTGTCGACCGTGAAGGTGCCAGGGGACTTGGCGACAGTACTCCCGGAGAAGGTCGCGGTGGACCCCTCCGGCTGGTAGGCCATCGTCCACCCGTAGGTCGTAGCCACGTCTACCGAGTCGAGGGTGATGATGTCCCCGACCTGCAGATCATCCCGGCTTGCTCCGACAACTGAGGAGCCTCCATTGCGAAGGCTCTCGATGATCGCACTCATCCGCACCTCCAGAGGTGTCTATCCTCCTGGGGCTATAGGACGAGCAACGCCGATCAGATGCCGTTCGTCCCCGAGGCCATGACGGTGATGGGAGAAACCTCCGCCACCCCAGCGTTCGGAACGGGACTGGGCTCATTGGCGATGGAGTTGAGGTCCGCGTACTCGTTGGAGAGCCACTCGAGAACCCGTGGTGGGATGACCCCCTCCCACGGTGGAGGCCCGGACGGTGGAGAGACTCTTCCCGTCCGGATCGTGTGGAGGTCCCACATGCCGTGGACAGTGTCGTCTTCCTTGGTCAACTGCTCGACGTTCTCGAAGTCGTAGTCGAACGTCGGCAGGTCGAGAGCCTCGTGAACCGCCTGAAGAGTCTCGTGGGGTCGACTCACGAGCCGGTTGTACCGGACGAAGAGGAGGCGGTCCCCCATCCCACGTTCCAGGGCGTCCCGGACCCGATTGGCCGCGATGCCCACCACAGCACCGGGGGACAGCAACTGACGTGCCCTCCCGTCGATGCTCTGCATGTCGAAGAACGCGGGGCCCCTCGGGACGTGGGAGGTCATCGTGCTCTGCCGGTGGATACGCTCAAAGGAGGCGATGATCGCCCGGATGTCCCGGATGGTGACGAGGACCTTCACGGGACGCTGGAGGATCTCCTCGAGCGTCTCGATGTAGGCGATCCATCCCCGCGACTTGTCGAAGACCGTCTTCCCGGCCTCGAACTCCTCCTCGTAGAATCCGTAGATCTGGCCGCACATCGACCTCAGGACACGAGGCTTGACCTCTCGGAGTCCTTGCGACCGGAAGCCTACCGTGTGCATCCAGTTGTTCCGCACGGACGCCACCATGTCGATGAGGTCGTTCGTTGGCGTCACGTGGTGCCTCGGGTTCTGCCCGAGGATGTTCATGAGCAAAGTGCTCCCCGAACGGGGAAGCCCCGTCACGAACTGAATCGACGGGTCGAGCACGTCGACCTCCTACAGGTCCTGGACGTTCGCGTCCTCGTCCTGGGTGAGCAGGAACGTCTTGAACGCCCCGTAGGTGTCCTCGAAGTCCGCCCCGTCGTCGCCCAAGGCGGCGATGAGTTCGTCCTTGCCGACCGTGTCCGACAGACGCTTGATCTGGTTGAGCGCCTGCTGGACACCAGCCGCCGCCTGTCCGAACTGCCGCCGGACTCGAGTTGCCGCCACTTCTGCCGTCATTGCCGGGGGCGAACCCGGACCCTTCTGGATGAGACCCATATCTAGACTCCTCCTACCTCGGATAGCATCACCCGAGCGTGCCAGTGAATGAAATCTCCGGGGTTCTGCTGCCCCGTCACGTTGATGTTGAGCTGGTTCCCGTTGTTGTTCGTCGTCGCGGCGACATTCACACCGAGAGCAACAAAGAAACCATCGTAGATGGGGGTGATGACCGTCCCCAGCGGGGCACCAACGACACCGCCGACATCCTGAATCACTCCATCGATGATCAAGTACGCCGAAATGCCCGCCACGGGGGTACCATTCCGACCTCGGGCCACGATCATGACGCGATAGGCGTAGGTGGTGTCGGGCCTCAAGGGGATGCCAGGGTTCATGTCCACCGACACGTTACCGTCCGTGAACACCACCTGAGAGACGTTGGTCCACTGAGCGTCCCCCTGACGTACTCCAGGCCAGCTACCTGGATGACCACGAGACAACGCAGTGGAGAGATCCGCCACGGCGTACTGACCGCCCACGCTGGCGTAGCTCGCGGAAGCCAGGGTGTTCTCGTTCTCCGCATGGGCTACAGCCCCAGAGGCGATGGTGTTCCGACCTTCAGCATGGGTGGCGATGTTCGTCGCCTGTGTCTGCCGACCCTCGGCGTGGGCGTAGTTCGCCGTGGCGTAGCAGTAGCTGCCCTCCGCATGGGCTTGGGAATACGTGGCGTCGGATCCTTGACCTTCCGCGTGTGCGGCGGTGCCACTGGCGATGGTGTTCCAACCCTCGGAGTGAGCCCGGTATCCGCTCGCTACCGTGTTCTGGCCTTCGGCATGGGCGTAGTTCCCCTGTGCCTGCGATTGGAATCCCTCGGCGTGGGCGGCGATTCCCGAGGCAGAGGTGGACTGCCCCTCGGAATGGGCGTTGAGGGCTGCTGCAACGGTGTTATAGCCCTCGGCGTGGGATCTCAGGCCGGTAGCATAGGTGCCTGCACCCTCAGAATGGGAGTCCGCACCATAGGCTTTTGAGTTTCCCTCGGCGTGGGAGTGATCCCCGTATGCCCCGGAAGTCCACCCCTCGGCGTGCGAGGCGAACGCCTTGGCGTAGGTGTCCCACCCCTCAGCGTGGTTCTGGTTCCCCCGATAGTCCCCCACCGCGTACTGATAGCCCGCCTGGGTGTTCCCGCCTTCGGCGTGCGAACCCACCCCGTAGGCGACGGTGGTGTTCCCCTCGGCGTGGCTCTGGTTACCGATGGCCCTGCATCCACCCCCTTCTGCGTGGGCGTGAATGCCGAACCCAGTCGCCACCCCCGTCTCAGTCGAGTCCCCTTCGGCATGACTCGAGGCCGCGTAGGGGTGGGTGGTGGTAAGACGACCCTCGGCATGGCTGTTGTTGCCATACGCCTTGGTGCTGAACCCCTCCGCATGAGCCCTGTCGGCAGAGGCCGTGGTGCCGCGTCCCTCGGCGTGAGCGTAGGTGGCCGAAGCGACGGTGTCGCGTCCTTCGGCGTGGGCACCGATCTGGGTGGCCTGCGTGCTCAGACCTTCGGCGTGTGCCGCAAGTTGGCCCGCGATAGTGCTCTGGCCTTCAGCGTGGGAGGCGTCGTGGGTCGCCTGGGTCAGGAACCCCTCGGCGTGTGCCTTCCCACCGGAAGCTGTCGTCCGTTCTCCTTCCGCGTGAGAGGCCCATCCGCTCGCCGTCGTCGCGCCCCCCTCGGCATGGGACGCATCACCGGATGCTGTGACCCTCAGATAGAGGGCGTAGTTTCCCTCCCCCTCCGCGTGGGCGTAGTCGCCGGAGGCCGTGGTGTAGTAGCCCTCGACGTGGGAGCCGATGCCGGAGGCCAGATTGCGGTTGGCGTTGGCCTGCCCGTGACCTTCCGCGTGGGAGTAGGCTCCCTGAGCCGTGGTCCAGTGACCCTCGGAGTGGGCCGCATAGCCGGTGGCATCGGTGAACGCGCCCTCGGAGTGTGCCGCCTGTGCATAGACCTCCGTGGAACGACCCTCTGAATGGCCCCACTCAGCACCGTACAAGACCCGGCTGTAGCCCTCCGCGTGGCTGTTGTCAGCCCAGGACCGTGACCCACCCCCCTCGACGTGGGCGTGAGCCCCGTAGACGCGACACCCGGAACCCTCGGCGTGCCCCGCAACGGCAGTCGCGGACGTGTGGGTGTTGACTCCCTCCGCGTGGGAGTAGTCCCCCTGGGCCTGCGTTCCTGACCCCTCGGCGTGTGCAGCGTCTCCGTAGGGGGCATACGCACTTCCTGCGGAACATGACCGACCTTCCGCGTGCGCTCCGGGTTGCCAAGCCGACGAGTAGTACCCCTCGGCGTGTGCCGCCTTGGCAAACGCCCTTGTGATGTAGCCCTCGGCGTGGGAAGCATCCGCCTGCACAGGCGGGCTGTACATGCCCCCGAGGTACCCCGCAGAGGTGGCGAACCCCTCCGCGTGCGCCCCATCTCCGTAGGCCACACTGCTCCGGAAGGATGGGGGACGACCGAAGAAACCCTTGCCGGAGCCTTCAGCGTGCGCCCCCTTGCCACGAGCCAACGTCCCGTAGCCCTCTGCGTGGGTGCCAAGAGCGGCGGGAGCGCCGAAGTTGACCCGACTGCCCGCACCCTCCGCATGCGTCCCATCTCCGTTGGCATAGGTGTTGATGTTCCCCTGGTACTGGAGGTAGGTCCGAACGCCCTCGGTATGGGCACCCTCGCCGGTGGCGTAGCTGTACTGCCCCTCTGCGTGAGAAAAATCCCCCGCCGCCTGAGTGAACCAGCCCTCTGCGTGTGCGCCTTGTCCACTCGCCTGACAGTAGTTGCCTTCGGCGTGTGAGTAGGGTCCCGAAGCTGTGTTGTTGTAGCCGCCCGCAACGTGCGAGAAGTGGCTCGAGGCTGTGTTGAGGCCACCCCCCGCGATAGAGGACATCTGACCCGAGGCCACCGTTGCCCCTGGAGCGTAAGGCCCCTTGTGGATCTGAAGGTCAACCGCCGCCTCCCCACGGGGGTTGCCGATCTCACTGAACTGAACAGGACCCCGACCGTATCCCGGCGGCACCGGGCCGGGGAAGTAGGGGTCACCACCTCGGATGATGACAGGCGAACCGGGGCCGATGCCGGGGCCCGGATTCGCATCCCCGACGATGGGATAGCCACCCGTCTCGTTCCCGAGCGCCAGCGTCGCCGCCAGAGTCCCGGCCCCCACAGGAGTGGTCGCCCCAGCAGCATCCTTGAAGTAGAGCTTGCCCTGTTCAGCAGGTGCCCCGGAGCCGTCATGGACGAAGATCGCTCCCTTGTTCGCCCCCGTCGGAACGTTCGCCGGATCTTCCTCATCGAACACCAACCCCGTGGGATCGATCAGGCCCGTGACTCTCAGCTTGCCATTGACGATGACCTCTCCGGCGGCATCCGGATACAGGTCGATGTTGGTGCCCGCCCCCGTGGACCGGATGACGACGTCGGTCTGACCGACGATCTCATCCCCCGTGGTCATCACGATGTCGGTGCCGCCCGTGACGTTTCCGACCGCCAGGACCGCAGCCAGGGTGTTGGCCGAAGCCGCCGCCTCAAGTGCCAAGAGGTTGGCGTTCTGTTCGTTCGCCCACCCCTCGGCATCCACGTCCACCGGGATGATGCCGGTGCCGTCCCGACGCTCCCCCGCCGCCACAAGGTGAAGACCGAGAGTCGTCGTCAAGGCACGGAGACGGACGTACTGCGTGTCCTCACTCGCAAGCCCCACGTCTACGGTGAGCTTGATGAGGTACGGTCCCACAAGGTCGACCGTGAAGGTCCCAGGGCTGACCGCTGTGGCGCTCCCAGAGAAGGTCGCCGCCGAACCCTCCGGTGCGAACGCGATGGCCCAGTTGTACGTGGTGGCCGCATCGAGGGACGTGACGGTGACGATGTCCCCAGCCACGAGGTCGTCACGGCTCAGTTCATTGATAGGAGTGATGCCGTTTCGCAGGCTCTGGATTCTCGCAGCCATCCCGACTCCTCGGAGAAGGTCCCTACCGTCCTGCAGCTATAGGGACACTACCAGGGGGCACACTTTCACGACATCGGCGTAGAGAGGGATATGCCGGACTCCGGAAGCCACCTCGAATACCTGCGAGCATCTCGAGCGGAGACCTGTCGTCGCTGTGCCCTCCACCGGAACCGGAACAAGGTTGTCTTCGGAGACGGAAACCCCGATGCCGACATCGTCCTGGTCGGTGAAGCCCCCGGTCGAGAAGAGAACACCGAGGGCATCCCGTTCATCGGCAAAGCAGGGAAGGTCCTCGACGGGCTTCTCCGCCGGGTGGGCCTCATCAGAGCACTGGATGGACCCATCTACATCTGCAACACCGTCAAGTGCTGGCCCGGTCATGGGAATCCGGACCCTCTCCGAGAGCAGATCGTCGCCTGCTCCCCCTTCCTCCGCATGCAACTCAGGATCGTGAGGCCCAAGGTCATCGTCACCCTGGGGCGTGTGGCCGGAGCGTCCCTGACAGGGCACGCGTTGGACGAGTCCGTCGGATACCTGCGGAACCATGACTGGATGTTCGAAGACCCCGTGTCGGGCCTCTCCGTGCCTCTGGTGGCGACGTACCACCCCTCCTACATCCTGCGGAACCTCACCGACGACCCCAAGACCGCCAAGGAAGCGGCGTTGAAGGTCCAGGCAGACCTCGAGAGGGCCTCTCGCATCGCTTTCCCCTGAAAAAGAGTCGACGAATCGGTGTCGGTAGGGTTTCAATACCCGCCTCTTGGCGTCATAGAGGTGCGGGGAGGAACCCTGCACCGGAGGCACTATGCAGGCAGCACTGGCGAAGGATCGCAAGGACCTGGACGGCGAGTTCCACCGTGGCAAGCACGGTCGACGGGCTCGCAAGGCTCGCGCTCATAAGCGGGCCATCGAGCGTCAGGTTCGGCGTGACGGCAAGCGTCAGTGCCAGGATTGGTAACGATGGAAGTTTTCAGTCACCTGGGGACCATGGAGTTCCCCACGCAGCGGGAAGCCGCTGCCTTCTTCTGGACCCTGGCCGATGAGATCGGGGACGACGGATGGGCTCAGTGGGGTGAGATGTTCGTCGACAACGTCGGCTTCGTGAACCTCGGCAAGCACAAGCCCATCGCCTGGGTCTGTGCCGCCTAGATCCAGAACTGCTCCGACACATCCTCACCTGTCACCGTCCGGGGAGTCCGGAACCCGAGCCGATCTGCATCCACGATGTAGGACTGCCCCGTCTGGGCCTGCGTCATCTTGCGAGACACCCTCAGGAGGCACGGAGCGGGCCGCACGCCGGTCGCAGGACCCGTTGCCACCCCTACGGGCCCCCCGTCGTTCCCGAGTAGCGTCAGGAGCCTGTACGTGCCCGCATTGGGGCCTTCCGTGAACGTCAGCGTCTCCCCCTCCTCCACAACGCCGAAGTCCTGGAGAGGATCGATGATGTCCCCATCCACCACGGTGGCGGTCCCGCTGAGTCCCGTGGGAGAGGTCGTGTAGGCCCGAGCCGTTGCGTCGTCTCCGAAGATGAAGGTCCTAACGTCCGTCACCTCGTGGGTTCCAGCGTTCGGGCCCGTGTCGATCCTCAGGATCGCCCCGATGTGAACGGCGTCGAACTCCCGCGTCACGTCGGAGAAGAGAGTCAGGTCCGAGAGCGTCTCGCCAGCGTCTCCCGTGACGCGCTCCGCGCCGTAGCAGTTCTTGCGGAGGTCATCGTAGTAGTAGGACCAGAGATCCCACGACATCTCGTCCTCGAACAGCGTGCCGAACACGTCGAGGAACAGATGCCTGTACTGGATGAGGCTGTGGGCAGGCTTGAGTGCCTCCTCGATGAGGACGATGTTCTCCTGGAGCGTGAAGGGATCCTCGGGGAACTCGGTACCGGGAGGGTCACCCGCCAGCATGTTGAGTTCCATCTCGAACTGGTTGTCGATCGTCCAGTAGCCGTTCGGGTCCCTATCCGCCGCCGCGAGGAACTTCTCGATCAACTGCGCCTGGGCATCCGTGAGAAGCTCCGCCCCCTCCTCGACCACCGCAGGGGTCGCTCCTCGCAGGAGAAGCAACGCCATCTGCTTGAGGAACGTCCGGTAGTCGATGTCCCCGTCCACCGTCGGGATGCCCGTTCGGGCGTCGGCGTCGGGGAAGATCAGGGTGCCGAGGACTTCCCACAGGTACTCGGGTCGGGTGAAGTCCCAGTCGCTGTCCTTGTAGATCTCCTGAGCCGTGATCTGGAACGCCGCCAACTGCTCTGCGATGGCCTGGAACTGCAAGGAGTACCAGGGACCGTTGACCTGGGCGACGTAGTTGGACGGGAGGAGGCCCCGGAACGTCGCCATGATGGCGTTGACGAGGTTCTGGCGGTCGGTCTGGTACTCCTGCCCGGACTCCGGCACCGGAGACGGATTCTGCGCGATGCTGTCAGGGAGCAGGGTTCCCTTGGTCTCTTCGTCGCCGTTGCTCACGCGCTGTCCTCGTCATAGGTGAAGAGCCAGTCGTTGATGTTCGTCGGGGTCGTGATGTACTCCGCCGCACCGGGGTCGATGTTCTTCGCTCCGCTGTCCTCTCCCACGATGTACGTCACCGCGTACTCGTGCTCGACCGGAGAGTCGCTGGGGATCAGCGACACCAGGACGTGGTTCGCCGTCAGACGTTCCCTCTCAGCCTGGCGATCTGCGTCGGTCGTGAACCCCTCGGCAATGAGCGTCGCGTCATCCGAGTAGCCGTTGATGACCGCCCCATCGTCCCCGATGATGTACGCCTGGTTGTCCGCCAGCCCCAGGGCCGACAACTGCGTCGAAGCATCCAGGAGCGTCATCTCGATGTCATCCTCGAAGACCCCCCGGTAGGAGGTGTCCGGACCGCCTCCATCTGTCGTGGCCGCTGAGAGGGAGTCCTTGATGATCCAGACGAGGTAGGACCCCGTGGACAACGAGGGCAACTGCACCACCTCGGACGCCAGATCCGACACGAGGGTCTCGCGGACCACCTGGGACCCCTCGCCGCGAACCATCTTGGTGAGGGGGACCGTGACGTAGGAGACATCCGTGGTCTTCTCGATGACGTCGATCACGTCCGACTGCCGGATGGGGTCCCCCAGCCGTAGGTTCGTGATGTAATTGGTGAGGTTCGTCCGCAGATTCGGGTCCACCTCCTCCTGCTTCGCCCCCTTCTTGAGGACCACCGTCGCCTGGAGATCGAGAGGAACCGGCACAGCGTCCTTCACGATGACATCCGCCGTTGCGTGCCTCTGGGTGTTCACAGCGTCCTGAGTGACGCTCACCACGAGGTTCGTGGTGTAGGTGACGGAGAAGTTCTCATCGTGGGAGTAGCTCACCAGGACGGTCTCGCCACTGGAGATGGCACTCCCTGTCGTTCGCTGGATGGCGAGGGGCGTCGTCTGGTCCCCCAGGATGATGGTGTAGTCCGAGATCCCGCTGGGGTCGTCGGGCCCTCGGTACTGCGTGGTCTTGGTCTCGTCCCAGACCTCCACGGTGAGGAACACCGCCCCCAAGTTGTCGACGTACTCGGGGTACTCCCCGAGCAGGACGTGGGGTTCGTCCGTGACCGTGATGAGGTCTCCGGAGGGGATGGTGTTCCCGTCATCGTCCGTGTAGGACGAGATCTGCAGGTAGTCCTCGGCCAGGTCCGACCGACCCTTCTCGAGCGGCGGGTCCGGATGTACCAGATCGAAGGCCGTTGAAGGCAACTGCCCTGACACCGCCCCCGTCACCCCCGTGATCTCCGTCACGGGCTGACGCGGCAGGATGAAGATGTTGCCCACCCGACGGCGGTAGGAGCCCAGGACGACGTCCGTCAAGTCCACCGCTGGCTGCGGGATGCTGGTGTCGAGCTGGATGGTGTTGTAGCCCGTGATGGTGACGCCCGTGAGGTCGAACACCTCGCCTGTGGAAGCGTTGCGGAACTCGTAGCCCGCATCCGGGTAGTCCAACATCTCGACGATGGGGTTCGCCTCGGACAACTCGGTGTCCACCGCGACGAAGTTGAGGCCCGTCACCGAACCGATGATCTCGAACTGGATGTCCTGGCCGATCTCGAAGGAGAAGGCGAAGACATCCGTGACCGTGGCGAGGTTCGTCCCCTGGATCCAGATGTCGACCTTGCCACCCCGGTGAACCCCACTGGAGTCGAGGTCCCGCTGCATGAGGGGGTCACCCGCTCCGACCACGTTGGCCTTGATGACACCCGGAACGTCCGCCGCCGTCTGCAGGTAGCCCTGCTTCGTCCCCGAGTCCACAGAGGCAAGGCGACGCCGAGCCCGTTCGATCAACTGCTGGTTGGTCTCACGGTCCTCGCCACCGAACATCGCCGCCGAGTTGATGACCGAGATCCCCGCGACAGCAGAGACCACCTGGCGAACCTGACCGGCTCCGACGTTCCCCGCCGACCCCGTCGCCGTGGCCCGGACCGGGACTGTCACCTGATAGCGCCCCGTCACCGGGTTGAAGTAGGAGGCGATCTGGTTGAGGGGCAGCGAAGCCGCCCGACTCGTCCTGAACTGCCGGGAGCCCCCGGACACGATGGTGCCGAGAGGCAACTGGATGGTCCGAGTGGGCCTCTGCGTCGTGTAGAAGGTCACCTCACCCTGAGAAGCACGACCCGTCCGACGGAACACCCCGTAGTTCGAGGCGTAGGCTTCGAACGCAGAGTCGATCAACGCCTGGGTCTCTTCGTCACTCTGAAGCCGGAACGCCTGCTTCAGCGCCTGCTTGTACGAGGACGTCGCCACAGGAGCCGACTGCCCGGTGCCCTGAGGGTCATCGATGATGATGAGCAGGGACGGCGAACGGGCCCTGTGCAGGAAGTCCACGATGAACCGGACCCGCTCCGCCTCGGACGAGAAGGGGTCGATCGTCACGTCCCGGAGGGTGGAACCCTCCTCCACCCGCACTTGTGGATTCGAGCGGAACACGGAGGTCGCGTAGTCCCGGACGATCTGCTGACGGCTCACGACCGGGAAGTTCCCGATGGATGTCGTGATGCGGAGAGGATGGCCCACCACCTCCTGGGAGAAGGAGGACTCGAGTTCCAGGTTGTTCGTCTCGTCGTAGAAGACCGACGTGATGACGTAGTAGAGCGGCTCCTCTTGTGGAGTCGCCGCGAACTCCCCGATGGCGATCGTGGGGGGGTCACTCGTGGGTCCCGCCAACCGATCGTGATCGAAGCTGTAGACCTGGATGGTCCGAACGGCCTCGAGGGTCATCGTGGTCCGGAGTTCGCGGGCCGTCTCGGGGACCTCGTACCGTTCGTCGATGTCTGTCTGGAGGACGACGTCATCCTCGTCCTCTTGTGTCCCGACCACGTGGAAGTACAAGGGGTCCGCCAGGGGATCTCCGTTGCCGTCCACCGGAACATCCGACTCCACCTCCAGGGTTGCGATCTCCTCGAACTCCTCGGTCGTGGTGCTGTCCGCGACGGTTTCGAGGTTGATCTGCTGGTAGCCGGAGTCCCCACCTCCCTCGTACTTGCTCGCGTAGAAGTTGAACCCCTGGAATCCCGTGGAATCCTCGAGACCCTCGACGCTGAGTTCAACCGAGCCGTCCTTCTGCGTGACGCTGATGTTGGTCGGGGGATCCGCGACGACCCCGAGATCGGACTCCTGGACCAGGGTGACTTCCGCCATGGCAGGAGCCGAGGTGGAACCCGTCAGGGCGATAGCTCTGACCTGGATGGTGTTGGGTCCCGCGAGAAGCTCGAGCCCGGCAGGGTACGCCGCCGGGTTGGGCACCATCCACTCGGTGCCCTCGAAGACGAAGAGGTCGGCGTCGTTCGTCCACCCGGCACCGTTGATGGACACCTCGAGGTCCACGGTGGTCTCGTCGATCGTGCCGGTGAAGAATCGCGTCCCACGGGTCGTGCTGAAGGCGAGGTCCTCTCGGAGGACGCCGTCGGGACCCAGGATCTTCGGTGTCAGGATGGCCATGCGCTCACCTGTTGAATACCTCTCTCGACTCCTCAACCGTCAGACCCGTGGACTCGAGTCCCAGCGTCAGATTGTTCGTGCCAGCCAGGGCGACGGCTCCCGGTACGGAGAACACGATGGAGAGCCGCACAGGCTCGTTGGTCCCGTTGGACACCACAACGTCCACGAGGAACGCCGTCGGGTCTGTGTCGTGTGGGAACACCTCGGCAGACAGAATCGAGTAGAGGCGCTCCTTGAGGGACACCTTCTGGTACTGAGCCTGCTGCTTCTGGAGGGACTGCATCCGGGACAGGGCCGTCCGAACGTCATCCTGGATCTGTGTCGCCACCGCCCCCACCGCCTTGGCCCCGATGCGGTTGATGATCCCCGAACCGTAGGCCGTGTGGTACGGGTTCGACCCGATCCTCGTCAGAAGGATCTTGAGTGCCGCCTGGTAGAGGAGATCCTCATTCTCGACCGTGATGAGTTCACCCTCGATGTCGAAGCGCCAGTCGTTCTCGACGAACGTCGCCCGACAACGAGGACACCTCTCCGGAGGAGCCGCGTAGGTCACCTTGAACGTCGGGTTGAGCTTCACCGGACGTGCGAACTGCACGTAGCGAGAGTGGTCGAAGACGTAAGGTCCCCTGTTGACGACGGGCAGGATGTCCGCACGGGAGTTGAGTCTCCACGCCGGGTAGACCTCCTGCCCCTTCGCACGCCACTGGTTGCCGAACCCGATGGCATCCCGACCCCGACCCGAGATCGAGATCCTGGATTCCGGGCCGATCTTGGCGACATCCATGAACACGAGGTGTCCGTCCTCGTTGAGAACGATGATGTCGGTGAACTTGGCCCGGAACACCCTCACAAGGGCATCCGTGGTTACGCGGTTACCGATGGGGAGGGCGAAGGTCTTGGACTCCGTGCTGCTCGTCACCGTCACCACGTTGGAGTCCACCGAGAGGCCGTTCTCCGAGATACACCCCTCGATCTGGAAGGGCCCCGACCCCGCCCCGTAGAGGATGGCCTGCGAGTACAGGCCATTCGACGGGATGTAGTAGGCGTTGTTGGCCAGCACACGGAGCAACGTGGTGGAGGCGATGGGAGCCTTCGTGATGAGGGAGACGCGGTCGTCCCCGATGCTCACGGGCTCTTCAACGACCAAGTGAGGGCATCTGTGGCCGAGTTGGAAGTCGATACTCATCCTGCCCTCCCGTCCCTATAGGGTCAGCACCGTCACAGAGCCGTGTTGTCCTCGTCCGGCGTGATGTCACTCAGCAAGTAGGGGTGCTTGCCGAGCGCCTCGGTGTTCTCGGTGTCGAAGTCCGCCCGTCCATCCTCGTCCGTCTCGTAGAAGAGGGCGTCGATGGTCGCCACGATGTTCGCCACCGTGAGGTCGGGGTCGAAGAGATCCTCGTTGAGGTACGGGTCCGACGAGGAAATCCCCGCCGCCATCCACGCGATCTCCTGAAGTTCTTGCTGCAACTGCTCCCGAAGGTCGCAGAGCTTGATGATCCTCGCCTCGAGGTCGTTCCGCTTGAACCGGATCTCCTGCCGGGTCCACTTCCTCGCCTTCTTGACGAGGTTGGCGACCGAGTAGTCCTCCAGCCGTCGGTAGCCGCCGACACGAGCCGGGATGAACTTCTTGACCGTCATGTAGCCCCCCTCGTACAGGACCCCCGTCGAGTACGAGGCGCTCTTCGGATGCACGACCCCGCTGTAGGGCTGCGTCGGGACAGCAGGCTGATCTTCCGAGTCCTGGTCCAGGACCACGACGGAATCCGGCGTCAGGAACAAGCTGATGTCGAAGGGGTTGCCGCCGAGGGCGATGTACGCCTGAACCAGCTTCCCCAGAGAAGAGTCCTCCGTGATCGAGAACCCCAGACGCTCCTCCGTGACCTCCGTGTTGCCCTCGTCATCTGTCGTCGAGGCGTAGAGGATCGTGACCTCACCAATCCGGATGAGTTCCGACTCGATGACGTTGATGCGCTCCGCGATGTCCCGACGCTCTTCGAGGACGAAACGTCGGAACGCCTGCCAGGAGCCTTGTCTGAACGTGCCAAGCCACCCGAATGACATCTACTCCGAACCTCCCCCGAAGAAAGCCCGCAACAACTCCACGAGGATGGTGGGCAGACCCCCTGCGAAGAACACGAGGCCCCCGCCGTAGGACAACACCGAGTCCTGAGGCTTGTCCCCGGCCCCCACGAACTCCTGAAGGATGCCGTCGGTCCCAGAACCCGCCACAACGAGCGCGGACACCGGGGGTAGGTTGAACCCTTGCAGGAACTCGAGAAGCCCGTTGAGGCGGACGACGAGGGCCTGCAACTCGAGGATCCGACCCTCGAGGAACTCGATGTAGGCGAGGATGACGTCCGTCACCGCCGAGAGTCCTTCGCTGATGGAGTTCACGAAGGCGAGGATCTGCTGAAGGATCGCCTCCAGAGGCCACAACCCCTGCGGGAACAGTCGGATAGCAATCCAGCCACCCTCGCCCGGCTTCCTCGGAAGCGTCGCCGGAGCCGCCGCGACGTTGAGGACAGACGCGGCGGCGCTGTACACGTCGTCGGTGTAGAGGGCGTTGCGACAGAAGGCGATGGTCTCCCAGCCCTCCCCGTAGATGACAGGGGAGAGATCCGCCGACCCTTCTCCCTTGAAGAAGAAGGAAGCCGCGTTGGGTTTCTGCAGGTAGCCCGGTTCCCGAGGGATGGATGTGGACTCAAGGGTTTCCCGTGTGTTGACCGCCCCGGCCACCCCGATGCTGAGCGGGTTGAGGCCGAGGCCCTGAGTCTTGTCGTCACTCTCGAGAGTCTCGAGGATGGTCATCTCCGGGAGACCACCATCCGCGTCGCTCCACTTGAAGGAGGTCATGGGCTCTGCGAGGGACACCACCGCAGCCTCGAGATCCCCCAGAGGCCCCGATTTCGCGTAGAGGGCGTTGGCCAACCCCCGGCACTTGAGGAGCAGCTTCTTACGGAAGGTCTCCGGCGGGTAGTAGGCTTTCCGGTAGTAGTCCCGGACGTAGTTCCCGAGCAGTTGGGGGATGAGGAAGCTCGCCAGGTTCTCGAGTCCCGTCGGCGTGTAGGCCACCCCCGCGTAGAGGGTGCTGTTGTCCTCGATGGCCTGAAGGTCCGACCGCGAGATCGCCATCACCGCGAGAGCCACCGTCACCGCTTCGATGTAGGCAGTCGTCTGTGCCCCAGGGAAGGTCACCGTCAGAGGGAAGCTGGCCTCGGTCTTGTCCCCCGTGGAGAAGGTCCCCGTCTCGAACGTTGCGTAGCCCTTCTCCTGAACCTGACCCTGCAACTTCGTGGAATTGGTCGACCAGAAGTTGAGCCGATCCGTGAGCGGCCCCTGGGGCTCACTCTGTGCCTGTCCCTCATAGGCCACGACGTCCAGGATCTCCTCGGTGACCGCCGAGACCCGAACGTAGACCGTGTCCGCCAGCTTGATGGACTCCTCGATGGGGACCACCTTACCGTTCCCATCGATCTCGAAGTCCGCCGTGTAGGGCATGTCGTTCGCACTGAGCGTCGCTGCGAAGCCTTGCCCCGGTCCCACGAGGTTGAGGGACCCGTCCCTCGGGTTCACGAAGAAGGTCCTCTGCAGCAGGAACTTCGGGGGGTCGTCATCCGTCACGAGCGCATCGATGGGGATGGGGACATCGTCGGCAGCGCTCTTGTAGGCGTAGAGGCGCTTGTCCGCCGAGGTGCCCTCCTCGAACGTGGGGTCCGCGAGGTCCCCCACATCCACCATGTAGGCCCCGCCGTATAGCTTGAAGGGGAGCCCCGACTTGGGGTCTCGCATGAGGCCGTAGGAGCGCTGAAGGTCTGCCCCAAGCTGCATGTTCTGAGCAGGGACATCGTAGGCCACGATGAGGCCGTCCGGCACCGTGGACACCTCAAGCAGGAAACCCTTGGGGGCCATGCTGGGGAATCGCACCTGGGTGCCACTCGGAGGGGGTGACATCTGCCAGCGGAGATTGGCGAGGTCCGGGGTGCCTTCCTTGAGGGCCTTCGTGAGGGGTCCGAACGTGTAGAGGGACGCCCCGTCGAGGCCGTAGGACACCCGGAGGGCCGTGGGAGTCGTGTAGGCCCGGACAGGGACCGTCTGGCCGAGGAACCCGAGCAGCTTCTGGATCGTGGAGATCAACTGCTGGACGCTCGAGACGTCCACCGAGGTGTAGGTGAAGATGGCGATGCAGGAGGATGCACTCGTGAAGTCAGGCCGCGTCGGGTCCGAGCGGTCCGTCAGGCGACCGATCATGCGTCGCTCGTAGGCCGTGAATCCGCCGAGGAGGTCTTCGAAGTCGGGGACGGGTCTGGTGTCCCCCGAGATGTAGAGGCCCAACTGGCGAAGGTCCCGTAGGAAGCCTTCGATCTCCCCGATGATGGCGTCGATGATGGCGACGATGGGGTCGAGGAATCCGACGAGGAACGCCTTCACCACCTGGAGGATGGCGAGGGCGATGTTCATGACGATCAGGAGGGCGTCCAGAAGAGCCTGGATGACCTCGATCGGGGCCAAGAACTCCTCGGGGATGCCCGGCTGGATGGTGACCCAGTTGCCACCACCTCCCGCATCGCCTGTTCCGGTTTCAGGAGCACCCACTCAGATGCCTCCTCCGTGCTTGAGTCGCTGTACGGTGGCGTGAAGCTCCGACACCTTCTCCTTGTCCATCTCGATCTGCTGCTCAAGGAGATCCCGAACCTGTCCGAGCATCTCCTTCTGGCGCTCCACCATCGGAGACTTGATGTTCTCCCCGCCAGGGGCGTCTGCCCACTGGTTGACCGGGATACCCATCTTCCGCAAGGACTCGATCATCTCCTCCACGGTCATGGGTTCCACCCGATCCTCTACAGGGGGTCGCCCATAGGACGAATCACTCATCCAGTCCCTCCTTGAGTCGGAGCAAGTCCTCCTGCTCCTGCTCACGACGTGGGAGTTCCTCGTCGAACCTCACCACCGCCGGAAGTGTGCCGTTGACCTTGTCCGTCCGATACCGAATCCAAGCGAACCGGAGGGACCGCAGCCGGTCGTCGCGGTCCAGGACATCATCGACCCGGTCAGGCTCCACGGGACGACCGGAACCGGCCACCATGGGCGGGATTCCCGGTGCATCCACCGTGAAGGACGCGTAGTAGTCCGCCGTTCCGATGGGCCCCTCGTCATCGAGGTTGAAGTCGAGGACCCAGTAGCGACGGTCCAGGACCGAGAGGCAGTCCGACGTGTTGGCGAAGGGGGCGAACGACGTCTTGCCCTGGAGGTTGTCGATGTACGCGTTGGACATCACTCCGAGGCCGTCGTCCGGGTTCGTCGGAGACCCGATGTCCGTGATGTGCTCGTCCCTCTGGAACACGTAGTAGTCGCCGGACTTCGTGCCCTCCACCACCAGCGAGATCTTCTCGATCCACGAGAGCATCCGTTCCCGGACGAAGAAGATCAGCTCGTTCGTCTCCTGCGTGAACAGGGACGAGAGGCGGACGATCC